AGCTGATAATATTCTTCTGGCAAAGTTTGGATAATAATATTTTATGTCAACAGTTGTAACGTTTTGCCCAGGCTTTGGTGCATGTATCATTTTATTATTGCCGATGTAAATTCCAACGTGCGTAGTATTCCCTCTCATACCATAGAAAAGAAGGTCTCCTGGTTGTAGACTATTTAATGACACTTCACTTCCAACTTTTTCCTGTGCAGTAGTCACTCGTGGTAGCGAAATATTCACTGCATGAGAATATACATATTGAGTTAAGCCCGAACAGTCAAACCCTTTGGGAGTGTTCCCACCTGAAACATAAGGGACACCAAGATACTTATTCGCTTCCTGAACCACCTTTTGTTGTTGTGCTGTGTCCGCATGAACTTTTGAACCAAACATACTTATGGCCAAAACAATACTAAGTAATGTAAGTAGAAACGACAGTCTTTTTAAATGTTTTTTCATGAAATCTCCAATGGTAAATTATTATATATCCTAGTTTACTTCAAAAAAGCTAAAATACATATAGATTGTATCACTACATCACAAAGATAGCGTTAACATTTGTTAACGCTTTAAACTAATAATAGAAGTATGTTTTTTATTTTAGAGTTTATTCGCATTTAATCGACGTTGTAATTCTCTGACAGAATCAGAAACTGGGCTAATAGTTCCATCTTGTGTTGTTCCAAGGTGTTTCTGTAGTGCTTTAATCGTAGCTTGCCCAAATAGTCCATCTTGGCCAATCCCTAAGAATCTTTGCAATGCTTTGACCACGTTTGAACCTGTCAGTGATGAATCGAACTGAGCCGCATAGATATTTTGATTAAAGATTTGTTTATACTGGTGACTGATTACTCCATCTTTGCCAGCTGTGTCAAAATATTCTTGCAATCGTTTAGCCGTCGCATTTCCAAATTGACCATCAAGGTTTAATGTAACCATTTGTGGCTTATTGTCAGTATTTCCTGAACCTGAGTCAACAATTCGATAAAAGTGATGTGGTAAGCGAGTACTCAGGTATGCATCATTCGTATCAACCGCAATTCCATTATGAGTATAAGAGCAGTGAATGAATGAGCCGTTGCTTAGGAAAATACCAGTGTGTCCGTCAGATCCAGCAGAACCTCCTGGAGTGCCTGAAATAAAAATATCACCACGTTGCACTTTTCCACGACTTATTTCTTTCAGTTTTGTTCCTGACATTCCAAACAAAGTTTCAGTATTACCCATTGAACCTGCTGAAAGAAAGCCACCAGCAATCATGGAAAAGAATACTGACGAGCTACAATCATAACTATTTGGCCCCATTCGTGAAGTCATTGAGTAAGTTACCTTACCCTTTCGTGCTTGCATCCAAGCAATCATATTTTCAATACTTGACATTATTCCCCTCCTTCTGTGAATTCATGGTCAGCGTCAGATGCCTTAACCACTTGAACACTATCTCCATTTTTTAAACTTTTAGTAAGTTCAGTTCCTTTTTTGGCTGCATGAGTGAAGTCGTTGTTCTTCCACCATGCCCAAAGCGCAAAAACTGTTGTGATAACTGTGCTGACAGTATTATCGTCAAGTGGCAATGGGTTCATGTTTAACGCTGTTAAAATTTGGTTTAAAATTGCCAACCAAAGTAAGATTGTACGTGTAAGTGTTCCTTTGTCGATTGTTTTCATGTTCTTTCTCCTTTTAAAGTATTTTAGTAATTATATACCCAATAACAGTTACGGCAAGAGTAAGCATAAAGCCCCAAGCCCACTTATTATTGGCTTCCATTTTTTCTATAAGTTTTGCGTTTGCTTGGGCTATAAGAAGCGCTCGTTCTGCTTTATCTCGAACTGTTTCATAGTTATCCAACTTTGTTTCAATTCGAGCTAATCTTTCGAGAACTTCTCTCCATGCTTGTTCCTCCATAACCCCTGCTTTCTAATTTACGGTAGCAATATATGTTTTGGCTTGAGCGGTAATTTCCTCAAGTAGTTTTTCTATTTCTGAATTGACTTCTGTACTGTTATCATGATATAACTTTGCTTCGCTAATACTAATATTGAAATTAAATGCACCGTCAGCTCCTAGTGAAGCAGACACTGAAACAATTTCTTTTGTATCTTGTGCAATAGAGTAACTATAATTTTCACTTTTCTTTTCTGTTTTCATTTTATCTCCTTAAACTAATCCATCGGGCAAATTAAAAATCCATTAAACCCTTGCCCAGCAGTGGTATTACTTGCTGGGACAATCGCAACTTTTCCATCACCAGAATCATTGTATTGAATACGTGTAGAGTTAGTTGCTGACATAACACCAAAGGAATCATATCCATCTGAAGCTCTTCCATTTGTTGGGACATAACAAAGAGTATTTGGCTGATTTCCCGTTATAGATGGGCAAACAATTTTTCTAAAGTGGATGTATAAAACACCATTTTTAACTCGATAACGAGCTTTTCCCCCAGAACCAATACTAAATCCACTGGCAAGTGTTAGGTTTGTCCAAGGAACATCGGTAGATAAATTTGTACCTTGAGGTGTAAGTTGAGCATAGTTTCCATCTGAATCGCTTGTGAAAGGTCCTTGATAATTAATGCCAGCTGTTCTATAGAACCCAGTAGCGTTGTTAGTAAACTTCTGAGCAAGTCCTTGTTCTGGATCAAGTGCAATATCATTTGTAGTATTTACTGTTCCATCCGTCTTTGAAATCGTAATATGGTTATCTTTAATTTCAGTCTTTGTTGTCACTGTTCCATTAGTTGTTTTACTAATGAACTCTCCATCAGTTATGGTTAAATTTTTTGCATCAATTAAGTCAGCGGTTATTGAGTTAGCTTCAATATTATTCGCACTTAAATAGTTAATCATCCAACGGGTTCCGTTATAGTAGTACTCTGTGTTTGGCTTAATCACTGTTCCATCACTAGCTGTAAGGTCTGCTGTCCCTGAATATTTCCAAGTTAATCCTTTGAATCGTGTGGTTGGTTCAGTATCAGAAACAATTTTACCTGGATTACCATCTATGCCAGAAGGACCAGTTGGACCTTGTGGTCCAGTTGCTCCAGTATTCCCCTGAGGCCCTTGCGGACCCTGTGCGCCCTTAGCACCATCATTAACATTAGTAATAGTCACCGACTGAGTGCCAACAACCTTATCTCCGATTGTTGCCTTGAAACTATATACTGCCTTATCATTAACCCCACTTGCATCAACTGTGATAGTCTGAACATTTGCCACAACCGTTCCATCTTTCGACCATTCGTACCCGTCAGCAATTGTTTCAATTGTGTCCGAACCAAAATAGATATGAGCAGTTAGATCTGTAGTTCCAGTACTATTTTTAAACTGAATTCCGTTTGTAGAAGTAATCTCTGAACGATAAGGAGTATTATCTTTAATTAGCTGAGCCAATCGAGCTTCTAAATCATCTGAAATTCCACTCTCTAATTCAATGTAATTACTAAAGGTCAATTTATTATTAATAGGGTTAGAAAAGCTTATTTCAAGCTCAGAAACACGGGCTTGAAGAATCAAGCCACCTGTTTGAGCGTTAAAGTTTTCATCTTGGATTCGTACCGTATCGCCAATAGATAAAGGTTTCCCATCGCCAACTGCTTGACTCACTAACTGACTTTTAGCACTCACTTCGTAAGTGACTAAAGCATAAGCATATTTTTTTAACTGGCTAAGGGCATAACCCCACATTTCATTGACACTTTTATACTCCGTTTCAAAATCCTTACGTATCCAGATATCACCAGTTGCAGATTGTATTTGTGATGGATATAATTCAGCAGATAATGGCGCAAAAGCTAATGTTGAGCCTTTTCTCTTATAAAATTCTTCTACACCGTCCGCATTTTTAACAGACCATTCTGAATTATTCCAATTTAAACCGTCTGCTCCAGTTACATTTGTGGCATTAAAAATTTGAGTACGATCTACGGTTCTTCTAACTTCGGTAACATTTTTTCCAAAATATAAGGTAACATCATTTCTCCATGTTCCCACCCCTTGAATACTTGCGCCATCATTTGCCTTATAAATATTAAGAGTAACCCCTTTGAGAGTGCCGTCATCATTTAACTCTGTCACAAATTCAAACTCTGCTTCAAAATTGCCAATTACAGATAAGAGCCGGGAAAGTTTGGTTTCTTGCCCATCATAACTGATTGTACGAGTAAGGCCAGCAACTTCATTGATTCCTACAGTAATTTGAGCACCAGAAATTAATTGCATTTTATCAAAATACCATTGAAGATTATGACTAGCACTATTGACTAAAGGGTTTGCTTGTTCATTTCTAAGTTCGAGATTCAAAGTCGCAGTATTCAAGGTAATAACATCATCTGTTTCTTCAGAAGTTAAGACGCTAAATAGAAAGTCTTCTCCTTCATATGTAAAGCTGATGTAAGCTTGATCATTTAAAAATTGACAGTAATCCTGCAAAGCTCCATTCTTAAACTTATTGACAGAGAAATTAAAAGTTGATGCCCCTTCCGCCAAATAGCGGTGCCAATTATCATTGAAAAAAGAAGGGACCCCTGGCACTTCATTACTTAAGAACCCCACTCGATTCATTTGGTTGTCGTGAATTGTAATCTGCATTATAAGTAGCGCTCCTTCCATTGGATTTCTATTTGAGGTGGGGTAGTATTCCATGATGATTGATAAATGTCAAGTTCAGTTTCTCCAGATGGAAGCGAGATAAATTCTGAGCCTGTAACCAGCTCATTATTAGATGAAATACCATCTTTTGTTATCTTTCCATTTTCCATGTCTAATTCCATTACCGAACCAGCTTGATAACGATTAGGCAAATCATGCCATACATCGACTTTATCTTTCCGGCACCAGAATCTACGAAGTGATAACTCTCCCAGAAATTTATTTGAATTTGTGAAATTACCAATAAAAATATAAACCCTCTCAATTGGTACATTTTCTAATTCAGGAACATTAATCGTTTGTCGGATTCCTTTCCAGTAAAAGCCTAAACTTGCACCTTGTTTGACAAAGTCAGCTGACTCTTTTTTACTATTGAACATAGTGTTGTTATTGGGGTCTTTAGTCTGCTCTCCATCATTCGTTGTAAAAGTAATTGATTTATACTCTTTAGGATGGTCTCCGCCAACCCAAAATTTCGCTGCTCCTGTGTTACCTGTCTTATCAGATTTGACAATTCCGTATCCAGCTACGAATTTATCATTTGAGTCCGTAAACATAATTTGGAGCAATCCTGTCTGACCATTTTGTAAAGCGTGAACAAAAATATTAAACCATGCATAAAAATTGACAGAACCTTTTTCTCCATTTGAATCTGGGGGAATGTCAAGAGACAGCATTCCTCCTCTATGAGTGCTTCCAGTAGCTGTACTAGGGGTTATAAGCCTTAATCCATCTTTTAAATAACCAATTTTCCCAGTCGTATCACAAGTTCCACCAACTGATGCAATTTGTGGGTTAACTTTACCACTCGCATCTACAAAATCACTAAATTGTAAATCAGAATCAGTTGTATATAACACCTCACTTTCAGGAACCGTTTCTCCATCTGCTTCATCTCTTTTCCCAAGCTCTAAAATTCCGTTGGGATTAACTAATCCTAAGTAGCCATTCTCGTGGACGTTGGTGACTTTTATTTTGGAAAATGTTTCGAGTGAGCCTTTGTTATTGATTATAACTTTGGTAGAACCATCTGCATTATGAGTAATTGTTCCAAACTCTCCTCCTGAATTAGATTCATTCAAAACTTTGGTATCAACCGACTCAGCTTCTCCAGCTGGAATCAAGAAAGTAATAGTCCCAGTACCAAATAGCTTTGATTTGCTCTCTGTAAGAGTTATTTCACCTTGGCGTATCGCTTGATAAAATAGATTAGGCTCATCGGAAAAGATTAACTCTGTAGGAATAGGGCTACTTGTTAATTTTGCAAGTATCCTACGAGCTGTTACAATATTATCGAAAGTCCTGAATTCAACTTCGATAGTGGATTTATCTCTTCTTGAACGTACAAAGTCAGCGCCTGAAAAAACATTTTCCTCAGTGGTACTAGTTATCCCTGCCCCTAAATTTCTATGGACATCAATAATTCTCATGTGATCTGTGAGAAAGTTCCCATCATATTTAACTGTAAATGCCATTATGTTGCTTTCCCTCTCAATAAATTTTGTGTTTTATTTAAATTATTTTGGGCCTCTTGGTTAGCTTTTGCTGTAACCCTAGCTAATTCCCTATCATTTATGACTAAAACTGTATCTTGTTCGCTAAGTGATTTTACAGCTGATAATGCTTGAGACACAATATTATTTGACTCTGATTGGCTCGGTTGACTATCAAGCTGTCTTTGGATATTCGAACGAATTGAGTTAAGCTGACTTACCGCTAACTGTTCTCCAGCATTTAAGCCAGCAGAGCTAACTGCATATTCAGCAGTAACTTTAGGAAGGTTTAAATTAAATCCACTACCTAGCTTATCAGCCATTCCAGAGACATTCCGTTGGACATTTTTAAAACTATCACCTAATCCTTCGTTCAGTCCATCCATAATTGAATTACCAGCTGGAATCAATAATTTACGGTCATAACTGATTGGCCCTTTGTGATCTTTAATCCAATTACCAATACCACCAATGAAGTCTTTCACATTCTCATAAGCTCCTTTAAGACCTCCAAGAAAACCATTCATAATCGCTGTACCAGCACCAGAAATATCTATATTTGTCAATCCTGTAAAGAATCCTTTGATATTATCGATAATTCCCCCAATGGTACCGGATGCTTTAGAAATAGCTCCAGTAATAGCACTCCATGCTGAAGAAATACCACCTTTCAAAGAATTTCCTGCTCCAGATAAAGCACTAAATACTCCCTTTATAGTATTGATTATTCCGCTTATAACTCCGCCTGCGACTGATATAGCAGATTGGATTCCGCTCCATGCTGCACTTAGAATTCCTTTTAGTCCTCCACCAGCCGCACCAACTGCGCTAAATACCGCTTTTATAACATTAATCACGGCACCTATAACATTACCTGCAACTGATATAGCTGACTTAATGCCATCCCAAGCACTTGAAAGTATTGATTTAAGCGATCCTCCAGAACCTCCTAAACTAGAGAACATACCTATTACATAACCTACCCATTGCCCAACTGTACTTAATGCTGGGGCACATGCTTTGAAAACGTCTACCAAGAAAGAAATGACCGGAGTTAATATTTCAACTACTACCTTTATTGCATCAAAGGCGAACGAAACTCCATCAAGAATACCTTTGAATACTCCACCTAAAAATGAGCCAATAACTTGAAATGCTGGCATTAATGCACCAGCTAAAACTGTAAGTAAAGGCTGAATTGCATTCCATAGATTTCCGAATGATGTAATGACTTGTTGAATTGATGGACCAACAATAGCCATCATTGTTTGAAAAACACTAACAACTGCTGGGATTATCGCTTGAAGTACTGCTTGGATTCCACTGAAGTCTAATTTAGAGATCATGCTAGATATCTGAGTAATTATTGGAGCAACAGCGCTAACTAAAGCCTGAAATAGTGCTGGAATTTGCGTTAAAACAGTGCCTAAAGTACTTGAAACTATTGGTCCAAGTTTCGCAAAAATTATTTTCCAATAGTTTGCTAGTGTCGAACCGTATTGTGTTAAAGGCTGTTGAAGTCCAATCAAAGCCGCTCCAAAACTAGCTGCCAATCCTGAAAAGTCTATTGATTTAAACAAGGTGCTTATTGTAGTACCGATTGAATCAAAAGCTCCTGACAATCCATTGAAATTGAATGATTTAATAAAATCCGAGAAGTCACTTTTGAGTATATTAAGCGCTTCTCCAATGCTTGAACCAGCAATAGCTTTTTGAATATCTCCGAAAACTTTTGTAACATTAGTTTTTAAACTATTAAAAAAGCCAACTGACCCTTCAATTGACTTATTTATTGAACCAAAAGCAGAATTAATGATACCTTTTAAGCTATCAATATTTTGAGCAATTGATTTTCCTGTCAATGCTTGAACAACTTTATCAATTGCAGTCAAAGTATTTGCCATACCTTTTGAAATAGCATTTCGCAAGTTTCCGAAGGAAGTCGCAATACCTGAACTATTTTGTTTAGCTAAAGTAGCTAACTGTCCTGTACCTGTACCTAATTTAATTAATTGGTCATTAAATTGGTCGAACGTAACCTTCCCGTCTTGCAAAGCAGCATATAAATCTTGTTGCGCAGTTTTACCAGTAAAACCCATCGCTTCAGCGGTCTTTTGTAACCCTAAAGGCATTGTTTCCTGTAAACTCCTCCAAGACTGCATATCAACTGTTCCTTTTGCAAGCATTTGATTATACTGAATCATTCCACGGCTTGCATCTTCAGTACTAGCGCCACTTGCTAGAAATGCATTATTAAGGGCTAAAACAGTATCAGTTGATTTATTTAAATCACCAGTAATAGATGTCAATTGTTGAGTTTGAGAAACAACATCATCAAGTTTTGTTGGAAGTCCTTCAATCCCATCAGAAAGTTTTTTTATTGATTTTGTAGAATCTCCTGCACTAAATCCCAAAGCTTGCATAACTTTTGGGAATTTTTGCATGGTGTCGAAACGAGAAACAGCATCTCCAACAGAACTTTTAAGAACATCAAAAGCAGCGCTTGCGATTTTAACAAGGCCCATAGCAGCAACCATTGATTTAATGCTTGTGCCTGCTTTGTTAGTTGCTCCTTCAAGCCCATTAATACTAGCAAGACCTTTTTTGACTGAACCATCATCCATTATGATGTCAATAGTAATTGTTCCATCAGCCATTAATCCACCTCACTTTCTTCTTCATCTTCTGGCAGAGCATAAATTTCTTGCAGTTTCTTCATTTCTTTTTCATGAGCATTTTTCTCACTAGAAGGTTTTTCCCACGTTCTAATTGCAAGAACTTGTCTGAACTTCGTTTCTTCAGGAAGCCCTCCAAGCAAAGCTTTGAACTTGAACCAATGAAGCTTACCTTGATATTCGATTAAATCAATACCATAAGCTTGAACAAATGAAGCGTAAATATATTCAGCATCGTATTTAAGAGAGTAGTTTTGCTTAGTATCAGCTTCATAACTGGGCATTTCATTGCCTTGTCGGTCATACTTTACAGAGTTTTCAACTTGACCTTGCATAACGTATTTTTCAAAAATACAATTAAATATTTCAAGCTGTTCTTCTCCGCTAAATTTAACTAACTCTGTATCTTTGCCAAATAGCATTCTAATAGCGAAATCTAGTTTTAATCTGTCAGATAGTTTTTTCTCTTTTAACATGTCAATCAAGTTGAGAATATTGTCAAATGACACGTTTATTGGATATTTTGTACCATTTACATCGTGTTCATCATTTAATTCTTCATAAAGAGAAAACATAAGCGTCTCCTTATTTCAGATATTTATTTTCCAGAGCTTTAAGGTCTTCTGCTTCGAGTTCTTCTTTGATTCCGATAATAATTTGGAATAAATAAACCATCACAATTTCAAGTGAAGGATTTGAAGTATAGAGTTTTTCAAAAGAACCTGGTTCTAAAAAAGAATCAACGACTGTTTTGACGTATGTTTTCTTTTCTTCCAGCGTTGCATTTTCTTCGTTAAAATCTTTATTGAGTTCTTCAAATTCTTTCTCAAAATTCAACAAACGCTCAATATTTTCGTCTTTACGGTCAAATCGAATTGTAAAAGCAATAGTCCCATCAGCATCTTTAAAATCTACTTCGATAAAATTGCTACGTAATTGAATTGGTTTCATGTTTTCTCCTTAAAAAATAAAGGCTAGGAAATATGCTCCTAGCCTTCTTAATTAGTTTTTAGTCAAAATTGTTGGTGTACTCCAAGCTGAACCAGTAATATTATCTGCATCATGTAAAGCTGCAGCTTTTTCAACTTCTGTTGTTCCACTTGGTGCAACTACGTTATAAGTTTGGACATAGAAATAAATCTTATCTCCAGTTACGAGTGTTGGAACATTTACGGCTGCTAATGTCCATGAGTTAGTTTCAGCATAGCCCATGTATTTTGCGTCATGTGGATCAGTTTTATTCGCATCCGCATAATGAATCAAATATGCTTTCGCTTTAAGAACTGCATCCCAATCTAATTTTACAGAGCCATCTGAATTAATAACCCCAGTTACCATCTGGGGAGCATCAGGGTGTCAATACTTTTTCTTTTGGAAGTTGATTGAATGTAAGTTTGCAACCAAACGCTTCATAATCGGTCGCATCCCCATCGCCAGCTTTAATATCTGAAATTGTTGCTAATCCTGTCCATTGTTTCTTACCATCTGCAGATACAACTTTATGCCATACCTTACGGTCGTCACCAATTTTATATTTTTTAGCTGCCACTAAAGCTTGTGCCGGGTCTTCTGAATCATAGAAACCCTCGAATGTATAAGCTCCAGAAACCCCAGTTACTGTTGTTTCTTTCGTACCATCGCCATCATAAAACCCTGTGTCATCGGTTTCTTCGTCCGTATCATCAGTGACTCCCGAAATCCATTTTGCGAGTTCTAAGTAATCATCATCTGCTGGTTCTGCTCCAGCCGTTGGAACTGGTGCAATAAAGTGACCTCGCAGTGCGTTTTTTAATCTTGTCATTTATTTATCCTTTCGTGGAAATGTTGTAATTGCGGCCTGTATATCAAGTATGAAAATGTAGTAACCTTGCTCATCTTCGTTGTTAATATAGGGCTTATTTGAAATTCTTATTTCTCCAAAATCAAAAGAGTCATCATCACTGTTTAGCGACGAAAGCTCTTCTAAATGAGATTGAATTAACCAAAGTGTCATTTGAATTGCTTGCTGGTCTTGTGACTTCATGGAAAACTCATAATTTAACACTTGGTCTTTGATGCCATCATAAAATTCTCTTTCAACTTGACCCCCTGGAAGAGGATAAAGCACAAGGCATTCCTTAGATAATAAATATCCAAGCGAACAGTTAATAGGCAAATTTTGAATAGAATTAACACTATCACAAAGACGGTCTATAAAATCCATTAAATACCTGCTCCTTTCTTAAATGCTCTTGGCAAAGAACCTTTAAATTTTGCTTTAGCTTTTAAATCCCATCTAGGACCAGTTCCAGGAGTCGTGTATTTTCTTCCTTGAAGATAGAATTGTCTCTTGGCATATTTAGATTCATAGGTCACACCATTTTTAGATGTATGAACTTTTTGTCTCAAATCTCCTTCTTTAAAGGGTACAAAAGGGTTCATGTCTGCCATTGCTTGATTCGTCATGGCATAAAGTCCACGGTCTAAATTGGCTTTTGATAGCTTCTGGTTTACTCCCTTGAAATCAACCTTAATAGCCATTAAACCACCTCCAATCTCCAGCCAATTGATTCTCCGTTCAGAATGAGTTCTTTAACTAAAACTATTTTGTACTCCTTGCCTTCAAAAATAACTAGAGAATCATTAGTGAAATTAGGCAATGAAATGCAGTATCTATCAACTAAAGTAATTGATGAATTAGGAGCTTTCTCAGTGGAATTATTGCCACTACGAGAAAAAGTTGAAGCTAGATTAAACCAAACGTTTTCAATTATTTTTGATGGGTCATAGATTGGCTTATGATAGTTATCTTCACCAGATTTATTCTTATACTCGATAGTATGAGGAAAGGCGCTTTTGGGTGGTAATTGATAGTAACTCATGAGCACACCCCACGATAAAGCAAACCTGTTTCACTCAACATCTCTAAAGCATCCTGTGAGATTAATGAGATAGAAGTTCCATCATCAGTAAGCTTATTATTGCCATTTGAAACACTTATTCCATCTAATGACCAAGATGTTGGATTGTTAATTTCAGCGGTTGAAATAGCCCCAATTGTTGCCATATATTCGAGCTGAACTGCAATAGCTTTTTTAAATTGGTTCTTTCTAAAATCTACATCAGTATTTAGGTCATGAAATTTATAAAATTGTCGAGAATAAACATCAACAATATCAGAAGCTCGAGCAACTAAACGGTCAAATTCATCAGAAGTAACAGCTTTATATCCAAAGTTGGTGTATTCATCAAACGTTAAATAAGCCATTGTTTACCTCCTTAAAAATAAAAGAGGAGTCTTTGCTCCTCCTTTTTACGGTTCTGTAACTTTTACCGCACAAGTAGCGGATTTACCGTTCGCTGTAGTAACTGTGACATTTGTTGTCCCGCCTTTAACTCCGACTACTTTACCTTGAACTGGAGTTACAGTAGCGATTGTTGAATCCTCAGAACTATAAGTTACTGATTTGTCAGTTGCATCAGCAGGTGCAACAGTCGCTGTCAATGTTTCATTTGCCCCAACTGCGAGAGATAGCGTTGTTTTATTCAACGTCACTCCAGTAGGGGCTATGCTTTTGGGGAGATTTTTACCACTCGTGATTCGTCAACCAAAGCAACAGCATAGTGTTGGTCAGCATTAAATTTAGTCAATTTATGGTCAATATCACGTTCACGTTCTGCCAATACTGAACGTTTCAAGAATGTTTTTAAAGCACCCGATTTAACTGCAATACCAGTTCCGTCAGTAATTTTTTGCGAACGTACAATTTCCCAACCGAGCACTTCACCGAACGCCCCGTTAATCAAGATATTATCTCCGAGTTCAGAAGCACGAGTCCATGAAGTTGAAGCCTCCTTACGAAGTTTAGCAGCGTCCTTGTAAGACAAGAAAAGTACTCCAGTAGAGTCAACATCTTCAAAATTATCTGGAGCATCTACAAACGTAGCTTCCAATGTATCAATCAAGTCAAGATTAATGTCTGCGCTCACTTCAAGAGTAGCTTCTTGTGCAGCTGCCAAAATATCATTATCGACTTTTGAAGCAATCGCCATACGAATTTGGCGTTGAGCTTCCCCTTCTGGATCTCCGTAACCAGATAATGCAGCTTCATCTGTGATTTTTACACCTTTACCAGCTTTTTTAATGGTATGTGTGTCAGTTTCAGTGCTGAGTTTAGTGTAGTCAATTGCTGCACCTTCTGCTACATCTACAGCATCACCAATATATTTATATTTAGGAACTGTAATTGTTGAACCTGGTTGTCCTTCTAATGTAGTGTCAATTGGAGCAATTCCGCTAAATTTAATTGCTTTAGGAAGTTGTGCCGCAATCATTGGAGCCATAACTTGTGGGTCTACTAGATTCGCGAGTAATGTTGTTTCATCTGCCATTTGTTTTACCTCTTTTTTCTATTTTGTGAGCTGCTCAAAAACTTCTGGCTGCTCTGCTTTTAGTTTTGCTACTTCTTTGTAAGACATCTTAGACAAGTCATAAGTAGCTGGTGTAGTGGTTGAAGGATTCCCTCCCGCAACGATTTTTGGTTTTGCAGGTTCTTCTGTGCTTTGAAACAAATAAGGCATTGACTCTTTGAATGTTGCGAGTTGGTCATCAAGTCCTGAAATTTTGCCATCATCTTGAATGATGACGTTGTCCATGTCGACTTGACCAAATAACAATTCAGTGTTCACAGTGCCTGAGTCTTTCAAAGCAAGTTTTACTGCATTTGTTTTTTGCATACTAGCAAGGTCAGCATTAAATTGAGTTTCACGTTCTTTAGCATCATTCACAGCTTTTTCAAGTTGTTTTTGCAAGTCCTCAGCACTAGAATTGGACTCTTGAGCCTTTTTCAAGTCCCCAGTTAACGTGTCAACTTCTTCTGCTTTCTTGTTGTATTGTTCTTTGCTCACAAAATCTTTCGGAATCTCTGCGCTGATTTCTTTATGAAATTCCTCAGCGTTAAAATTGCCGTCTTTGTCTGTGTGCTTTGCGATAATGGCTTTAATATCCATTGTTTTTCCTCCATAGTCTTTTATAGCGGACACTTCCCGCTTTGGATTTATTTGCCTTTTATAGCTAGGCGAGCTAAGCTCTATGCAGGAGTCGAACCTACAAACTAAACGAAAAAGGAATAAACGTTTGTTTTCCACTAAGGGCATAAGAAAAGCGCCTGTCACTAACAAACGCTTAATTTTTATTTATCATTATTTTTCGTATCAACATACATTGTTAATGTTAATTGGCACGGGGCGCCACCTTCACCTTTTAGTTCAAAGCTTTCTACACCTTTCAATGTTTTACCGTCAAGGCAAATTCCTTGTTCAAAGCTCAAAACGTTAAGTTCCATTTCCACTCTCCTAATTTTTATAATTAAAATCTTTCAACAAAATATTTAAAGGAGTATAAACCTTCTCTCGCTTATAATTCCTTGATAAATACTCATTGCTATCAACAAGCTGTCTAATTGCTTTTTGAGTTGCTGTAATACTTCTTTGCCATGATTGAACACCTTCTTTATTTCCCATAGCTTCCGAAACCATTTTATTTTTTTTGAACTTTATTATTCTTCGTTCAAGCTCTCTTTGCCGCTTTTGTAGTGCTGCAACTTTATCATTTTCAGCTTTATCAAATAATGGTTGATTATTTGTATTTACTCCAGGTATAAAAGGAATCCATGCATGACGACAGTTAACGCCACGATGACCACCTGCTTCTCCATAATCAGCTCTCCAATACGGATCATAAATACTTTTATATTCAGCATTATTAGGAACATTTTGCCTTAAATCTACTACATGCCCTTGAATACGTGAACAAGCTAACCTTGAGCCCATATGGCTTGTAACTACTACTGTATTTACTCCATATTCACTCATTCTTGAAGTTCTAAGTTCGTTGTAAGTATTTCCCATTGTGGACTTTAAAACAGTTCTGACATAGCGTTCAATAGACCAAGTATGCCCTCCTTTATCAATAAAAGTTGATTTAATACCTTGCTGAGCCCATTGCCTAACAGTTCGCTCTAAGGCTTCCTCAAAAGTAAAGATTCCAGTATTAAAAGCAGCTGCTGTTTTATTAATGATATCAGTATAAAGTCGAGATAATATTGAGCCATAACCATAATTAGTTGAAAGAAGCGTCTGATTAACATAGTTATTCAAATCACCCCAAGCTTGGTTATAATAAGCTCTCATTACTTCATCAATATTGCTTGGTAAAGGTGTTAAATGAAGCCCTGAAGCAACTAAACTATCAATCTCCTCAATTGTTGAATTGCCTAAATCATTAAACATTTGCTTGATGTTCTTTTCCGATATTCCTGTTATTTTAGAAATCATTTCAGCAGTTTCAGAATTGAATAAATGAAGCTCTCTTAGCTTTTGGAGTTGCCAGTTAGCGATGTTACTTGAGCCGTTGTTTAATCTTTTGATTATTAGACGCAATATTTCGCCTTCTAGCGACTGATAAAGGCTAGACATGTTACTGCTCCATAAGTCTAATTGATAAGGTGTAACAGCCAGTTAAACCACCTCCTTAATTAAATCCTGGCACATCATTTCCGCTATCAAGCTTATCTTCTTCAATCGTTTCGGAATCTAATCCTTCTGCTTCATTTTGGATTTCTTTCATAATTTTATTTGCTTCAGTTTCAGTCACTCCAAGAACTTTTTGAATTGCACGTTTGCGTGATGTTAATTGCAAGGTCGTTAATTTCCCATAGTAGTCAGCTTTAGCATCTTGTGACTCGAAAACTCCATCATCGAAATCAATATTAATACCATATTTTTTAGGTAAGCTAAACAAATCGTAAGAATCTGCAAGCTCAAAGATAGTAATAACTAATTCTTTCAAAGCTTCTTCAACAATCAAAACATTGTCAGAACGAGTTGAGAAAGTTTCAGAGTTTTCACTGATGATTTCAGTTGCTGTCTTGACTGACTGGCCATCAAATGAAAATGTTCCAGAACTAAAACCAGTTTCAAGTTCTATAATTCGTAAAATGAAATTGATTGATGAAATGAACTCGCTAGACCTCAAAGAAGGGGCGAATTCATCAATAAACGGTTCTTCGGATTTCATCCGTTGAAAAACACTCGTCTTAGAATCAAATCGTTTAATCGGCACCCCATCTTTGTTATAACGCACTGTGAAAAATTCATCTGATGCCAATATTTTGCGCCCTGCTTCTTCTATTTCCCTCATGAATTGGTCATATTTATCATTTATATCAAGCAGTTGACGCTTAGCATTATCAATAATCCCAAGACTAAGAGGGCTAGAAACATCAATGTTATTTTTCCCAGCTAGTTTGATATAAACAAAAATAGGACGACTAAATCCTTTCATTTCTACTTCATCTTGTAAGTTTTCATACTTAGCTAATGAATTAAGAGGTGCTCTAATTCCGACTTCCTGTTCATTTTCTGAACGATAGAGTTCATTGCGAATAAAATATTTTCCATCCTCCCACTCATGAAATTCTAACAAGGTATAACGAACATTTTTCTTACCTTCTGAGACTTGAGTGACGGTTGCAATTGCTGCTTCACTAATATCATTTGTATTAGATTCTAATGGATAAAAAGTATCAGCCCGGCAGTAAGCAATTTTAATCGTCTTGTTCGCTTCATCATAATAAGGGCGAAGCACAAGACCTCCAATTGCATAACCTGCTTCTAATTCTTCTCCGAAGTTCTTACGGAATTTATTGTTATTAAAAACTTCTTGTAAAAATCCGTCAGCTTCTTTATTATCAATACTTATCGAACAACCATCGTTAAAAACAAGCTTTGCCAATTTGTGAGAAACAACTTTCGATACATTCAACGAATGGAAGTTTCTTTTAATATAATTACCTTCGCTATTTAAATATTCGACTTCACCAAATATATTTTTATAGATTTTTTTGTTGTCTTGGATGCGAAGATATTCAGCCGAATTAACTGAAATTTTCGGATGATCTGTAATATTATTTAATGATTCAACCATTCCTACCTTTGCGCCCCCTTTTCTTATCATATTTTTAAACCAATCAAACACTGGCCACCTCCTAAATTAAGTATTCTACAGTGAAATAATTGACCGCATAGCGTAATTCATCGCATGCATGGTTATTTTTATCTACTGGTAATCCGTTAGGAGTTCTTATATATAAACCTATTTCTTTTATTAAGTTATAGTGATCATATTTCCCATCTAACGAATACAAAAAAAGAATCCCTTTTTCAAAAGCATTCTGTACTCTTTCGATACCAACTTCTATTTTTAAACCATTACTTGAAACTTTATCTCTACTGTTGTTATTTGCTTTATCTGTTGAAATACCAATTAAATTAAGTTCTTCTCTTAAAGTCTTACAAGCAGGGTCAACAAAGAAATGATTCCAATGTGGCATATCTTGCCATTTATCATAGCACCAAGATACAAATTGTTTTATTTCCTTAGCATAAACCGACATTGCTTTAGTCTGCCCTGTATCTGTTCCACTATGATAGTAATTTGCCATGCGGTACAAATAATATTGTCCTTCATGAAAGGTCACTACATCGAACGCACAAGTCGTTGCATCGGCTTGACCACCATCGGCTGTAAAGAATGTTTCAATGACTCTGCCTTTTAGTTGGTTGGTCATATGTTTATCTTCATCAAACATTGAATAGATAACACCTTCTGGCATCACTCGTTGTCCTAGCCAGTCACGCTTATAAAGATAGTCGGATGTTTTAGACTGTTCTTCCCACATCTTCAAACGCTGACCAGTAAGAATAGGATTGTCAGTCGGTCTCCAATGTCTAAAGCGATAAGTGCCAGTTTTTTCAAACTGGTTTAATAATTCAAGGTTTGGATGATTGGGAGCTGGCGGATTCTGCTCTCCAAGATGAAACCTCAGCTTACTTGCTAAGGTCCGCTTTAGTGCTTCGGCTATTACTTCTTTATTGAGCAAATTAAACTCAAGAAAAGTAACAGTCCCAAAAGACATACCAGTAATAGCACCAACTGCATTAATTTTACCCCCACCTTTATAAAAGATTCTTTTTTCTACTCCTCCAGGAAACAGAATACTGAGGTGATCACCATCTTCGTTGTGCTTTATTTCTGAATTTGCCGAAAAAATGTATTTCAATCCAAATCCCTCACCATCAATAAACATGCGGTAAGCTTGTTCTTGATTATAGGCAAGAACTAAATGGTCACGGTCAGGCGACTTTGCATAGATTTGAGCCATTTTAAAGATATCACTGTTTGTTTTACCTGAACGAATTGTTCCCTCATTCATTTCAAACTCAATTCCAGTGATGTCAGCTTTGATGTTCTCTGCTTGCTTCGGGCTGAAAGAGATCATGATAAATCACCTTCTTCCCTCTCAACAACTGGGACATCAATAAGCGCTTGAAGCAATTCATTATTTTTGAAATTGTCCTCAAGTTTATCGGCCGCATTCGTAAGAATTTTTGCTTTAGCTTCTGAAGTTGTAGCATCAGCTGTAAGCTTTCTAAGTTGCTGTTCAAGTATCTTGTCATTACCTGGGTAACGTTTAAGAAGTTCCTTCATTGCTTGTATTTGAACCTTAAAGTCAGGAGGTTTCTCAACTTCCGAATACCCCTCTGCATTGGCTACTACAACCGTTTCTTTTATTTTTGCATTAGCTATAAGGCTAAGCCTTTCTAGTATCTCCTGAGCGCTCATAATACGCTCAGAAGCGAGCTGTTCCATTCGTTCGTCGATATAGTTTTTTATGTCAACATTTGTCAACAAGCGTTGCCCTTGTGAACGTGCTGTTCGCTTAGAATATCCCGCATTAATAGCGGCTTGAGTAGCATTT